GGGTTTGATGTGAACCGTGATCTTTTACAGGCCGGTCGTGATGCGGATGATCGAGGAGCCGTCAACAACTTTCTCGGATACGTGCTGGCGCACGCGAAGGATGTTGGAGCGGCGGGCTTCGTCGCGGTAGGTCTCGGAGACGAAAGGCACTGGGCTGTCAGCGCCCCAGAGGATCGTGCGGCCGAATCCACCGGCTGCGAACTCACCGCCAACTGTGTTAGCGAGTGCAAGGTAGCTGTCACCCCAGACGAATCCGCCTGAGTAAGTTTGGCCCTTCTTCGCAGTGTTGCGAGGAGCGCGACCAACAAGGACTTTTTCCACGCCGACTGCCTGAGCGACTTCTTGCTCGGAGAGGAGGCGAGTGGAGTTCGTGGCGACTACGCCGAACATTTGATTTTGCACCTTGGTCGAACGGCGAACGCGCTCGAAAAGGACTGCGGACATAACGAGCGTGTTAGGAAGCACGCCATATTTGGCGAGTTCCAACTTGCCTGCGGCAACGTCGCCGGCGAGATCGAAGGTTGTGATGTTGGCTTCGGTGTAGGCGGCTGTTGCACCGGCGGCGGAGATGGCTGTGATGCCGTTTGCTGCGTAGGTGAGCGAGGCAACGCGAAGCTCGTGGCCGATTTGGATCTGGCTGAGGAGCATGTCGGCAACGGCAACCTCAACGTCCAGGAAGCGGGCGAGGTCGCGCTGAGTTGCGTCGGGGAGGACTTCCTCCAAGCCGTACTCGGTAGTGGCGAAGGTGTCCGATGTGAACTTGCGGCCAACGCGAGGATAAGCGGATCCAGCGGCGATCTTGGTCGAGTCGTCGTTGAGTGCCTCGGATGCGCCCAGGTTGATTTTCAGATACTCGCCGGAGCGAACGTCTGCAACGTAGATCGGCATAACTTCGGCGCCGATGAAGAGGTTCTGCTTGTTGGAGCGGCCCTCGTAAACGGCCTGTGCGATGTCTCCGCGAATTGTGGTGGTGGTAAGTGACATGGTAGTTGGTTAGTTAAGTGTTTCGGTCAGGTGCTTAGAGGCGAACTGCGAACTCGACGATGTCGCCGGTCACGCCGGAATTGATTGCGGTTCCAACAGTCACGCCAGAGGTGACGAGCGTTCCGACAATCACTCCGCCGGTTGTTGCGAAAACCGAATTGCCAGCGGTCACGGGACCGGGCGAAACGATTCCGAATTGCGTTGCCTTGAAAAGTTTCACTTCGCCAACGCCAGCGGCTGCCACGTCGTCTTGAAGGACGCCGATGACTTCAGAGGCGGTTACGAGTGCGGCGGCTGCGTTGTCGCCTGAGCAACGGACGAGCGTGCTGCCTGAGAGCGCGGACGCGAATGTGAACGAGCGGAATGGGATGTCAGTTTGGGATGCCATGATGAGTAGTGATTAGAGGTTGTGGAGTTGATTGGAGTCGCGAAGGGCGATGTATTCAGCGGGGTGATTCGACATCGCAAATTTGATCGCGGCGGTCTTGGAGCCGAGTTCTGCGGTTTTCGCTTCGATCAAATTCTTCAGATCAAATTTGACTTCGGCAGGAACTTCGGCGGGAGCGGATGCCTTCATGGGAGCTGCGCCAAAGTTGGAGATGATGGTGTCGAGTTTAGCTTCGAGCTTGGACATTTCAGAGTCCTTCATTGGCTCGTCCTTTGGCTCTTCGGGAGCGGCTTCCATTGCCTTCTTGTAATCGCCAAAGGCGGATTCAAGGGCGCTGAGTCGGGAGACGATATCGCCAATGCTCACTTCGTCTTCCTTGGGTTCGATTTCGATTTCAGGTGTGTCTTCCATTTGCTTGGAAATTTTGTCAACTGGCTTTGCTTCGAAGCTGAAGAGGCCAGTGGGGTTCGCTGCGGGTGTCTGCACGAGGTCGGCAGAGTAAAGTTCCTCGCACGATGCAAAACTCTTGCCGCCGATTTCCCGCACAGGCCCGCTGAATGCAATCGAGATGCCGAATGTGTCGGGAAGCTTCTCGGCAATTTCCAAGACGTAGGCTCGCCGGTCTGCGTTTTGCAAAAGGTTCAAATCTCCGAGGAGTTTTTCTCCGACGATGCGAAAGTTATCGACAAAACCGATGATGTCTTTGATGCCCGCACCGTGGTCGAGATTGACTTTGACGCCGCCTGCGTAGGTCTCCGCGCATGCCTTAACCTCGCGCAATGTTTGCGCGTCCACGTAGAGTCCGTGGCCCTTGGCCTCTCCGACTGAGATGATGGATACTGCTTCGATGACGTCGCTCATGCGAGGCGACTATGTCAAAAGAAAGGGTGCCGATGGAGTCCAGGTCGCTCGGTGGCTTGATGCGCTTCCTCGGTAGAGGTCGCCCGAACTTTGAAGGATACCGGATAGAATATCCCGATTGCCCCGCTTTCACGGGCTTCTGTGATGATGATGTAGGTTTTACTCATAGGTGTATTGGTTTGGTTGTTATCCGGCGTAGCCTGTGGCTTCGCAGGAGCTATCCGGAATTCCGGATAAGGGTTTATTTGAGGGGGGAAATCTCTTGGTTAGCCAAGTCAGAAACCTCCTCATACGTGGCCGCGAAGATGTCGGGCTTGCACGCATAGAGTTCGCCCTTCACGCCGCGAATGATGAAGTCGCCTGCGCTGGCGTTCATCGGCCCTTCGAGGGTCATTATTCGTGCGGTCGGCGGGAAGACGTGCAGTGCGCCCACTTCGTCGCGCCCCTTCTTAGTCGCGGCTATAAGCCACTCCGGGGCTTCGTTCCAATTACGGTCGCCGCTGAATACAACGGCTTCGATTACTACTGGTTTTTTTCGGTATTGCATGGTGATGAAAGATTAAAACGGAGGCTAACAAGGCGGTGCAGATAACCCCGCTTCGCGGGGTATCTGAACTTGATCGATCGAGCCGAACTCATATTGAGAGAGGGCTTTGACTCTGTTGCGAACGCCTTCTATGAAACGCTCACGCGCTTCCTCGATAACTATCCCGAAGGATGTCGAGTAAGGGTAGCGGCGCTCATACAAACGCCGCTCGCCCGCCCCAAGCTACGACTTAGTGGCGCACCGCCCTCGATGCTCCACCGGCAAAATTAATCGTCATATTGGTCAACGATGCTCTGCAAAAACATCTCCTCAAGCGCGGCCTGTGCGAGTAGCAATATTTCAGCTTCGTCGTCTTCGCGGGAATATACGATGTCGAAAGAACATGAAATCGACTGCCGCACGCGATTGGCGGAAATGTTTTGCACGTTGCCCTGCAAAAAAATCTTCTCGCATGTCGATACGTCCGCAAGCCCACTTCCAGACAGGAATGAGAAGCCGCGCACGCTTGAGGTTGTCGATATTGAAATTCCGACGTCTGCGGTGCTGAGTTTTGCAGATACGCCGCGCGCAATTTCGACGATTACTTTCTGCCCGTGCCGATAGAACCCGCCCGGCAAATCCCGCCCGCTTACAATCGGCGGTGGCGAAGGCGGCGGCGTTACTGCGTCTGGGTCCAGAAGCCCTTGGATGCCGATTGAAAGCGGCGTCGGGCTTGAAAGAAGGCCCTGCGTTGCGATGAGCAGGCTGACTAGCATGACTTAGACTCGCGTGACGGTTGTGCTAGCGACTCCGTCGCCGGTTATGTTTTGCGAGACCGCGCCAGCCGCACGGGTTGAAGGCGTGACGGTCAACGCGCTGCCGGATTTCAAGCCGTGAATGAGGTGGATTTCTTGCAGTTCCGGCACGGCAAATGCGGTTAGGACGCTTGGGTCGAAATCAACCGAGGAGATAACCCCAGTCTGGAACTCGTGAATGTCTGCGGCGGCGTGATATGATCCTGTGAGCTGAAGCGTGTTGTTTGAATTGAGTGATCGCACGATCCGCCCGCCGTAGGTTCCGCTCGTTGTGTGCCCGCTTGTGGCTTCGTCCCAGACAGCATCCGCAATGCCTGCGGTGGTAGCGGTCGAGAGATCGTTTACCAAAATTTCAGCCGTGCCATTCCACGCGATGAGGCCGCTCGAAAGCGGAGTTACGCCGGACTGGTAGAAAACAACTTGATACGTGCCCGCTGTTATGACTGGCATGTTGGCGGAATAAAAGCTTGAGCTGCCAACCTCCGCGCATGTTATCGCGGAGCCGACTGCCGCGCCGATCTGGAAGAGTTGCGCGGTGATCGTAAGCCCGCTGGTTGCCTGTGCTGTGTTGAGTTCGTTCGCCATATTTTTAAGAAAGTTTGGACATTGATGCAATGACTGCCGCGTCAAAGGTCACTGGTGGCATTGGCCAATCGTTTCGCGGGCTTTGATCTTGCGCGAAAACCGCCAACACGCCTTGCAAATAGGATTCGAGTGCGTCGAGTTCCGCGCATGATTTGTTTAAGGCCGTAAGTTTGATGCGAAGGTATATGAGCGTCGGCTGGTAGTCGCTGCCAAGTCCCACGCTTTGCAAATGTTCGATGGCGGTTACGAATGGCCGCAACACGGAAATATAATTCGACACGGCCTCTTCTACCTCTGCGCTCGTTGCAGTCGCAGGTAAAACCAACGGCGGACGGCTTGGGCTGTATTCGTCC